CGCCGGCACTAGGCCAACAGAGCATGAGCCCCACACTTCGACTGTGACGTGCTCTGGCAGTCTAGTGCCGGCGAGCGCGATAAGCGGTTGGCCTTTGTTATAAATAAATCGACCAGAAGTTCCGACAGTCCAGTTGTCAGTGATCGGATCATCAATGCCGAATCGTGGAATAAATGGCATTGGACCTTTTAGCCAGTTCATTGACTTGAAAAGATCGTTGCTATCGTTTGCCGAGTCTTCACTCATTGTCACTAAGGTCGTTCCTCGTGACGGCGACTCGAGCAGTTGCGGAACAAATGGAATATCTTTACCTGGGTAAAAAGAACCATGAAGAGCTGTAGTCCAAGGCGTCTTTGTTCTGCGCAGCGCGTCAACATACTCTGGGAGAACACCTTCTCCGGCTTTTAATGCAATCTTGTCGTGCTGCGGAATCTTAATTTCTGGAAGAACGATCATGTCATATGAATCGAGTACTTCTACAATGTTTTCAGTTTTTACAACTACGTTGGGGGCCTCGCTCCACCAGCGAGCGCCAGGCTGTGGTGTTCCCCAAGCCTTACGTGATTTTCCACTTTTTGTATACGAAACTACGTCACATTCATGACCTAGTCCGATAAATCCATGCTTAAGCCGAAACGCCCATGCTGTTGGGCCCTTTACTCCCGGCTCCGGCTCTAAAATAGCGACTTTCATTCGCGTCAATCTCCTATGCGTCGTGCGTGTTATGAATGATACCACAGGAGCAACGCGGAGGGCGTGTTTAGTTTCCTAAACAGAGGCCCTCCGCTGAAGCGTCAGTGTGGTAATTCGCCGATTAGAACGGCGCTGCAGGTGGCGTGTCTGTTGCTGCAGGTGCAGGTGCTGCCACTGGAGCAGGTGCAGGTGCAGGAGCGGGTGCAGGCGCCGGAGCGGGTGCTGCCACTGGAGCAGGTGCTGCTGTGGCAGCAGATGCGCCAGCCGAGTAGTACGCCTTGATCTCATTCTTCTTTTGACCCTGCCATACGCGTGAGCCAACCTGTGCGCGGAAATTACGACCGCGAAGTGTCTGCTCAATTTGTGCGTTGGATGGATTTGTTGCAAAGTATTCCTGGCCAAGACCAAGAGAATTCATCTTGCGGAAAAAGATTCCAAGTGCTGTTGGGTTATCAGTTGACACAACGAGGTTGTCCCATACGAGGCGCTTTGCGTGCGCACCGACTGTAACTTGCGCTTTTACGGCGAACATTGTCTTACCGTTCTGCGTGGTCTTTGCTACTGCTTCAATAATTTGCAGCTCGTAGTCACCGTCTGGGAGCGGGTCATAACTCGCTACATCACCGGCTTCTTTGACTAGGTCTCCCCAGTTTAGTGTGCTCATGGCTTACTTTCCTTCTGTCTTGGTTGTGGTTTTATTTTCCGGACGTGGTCCGAAAACTTGGTCAAGCATCGCCTCGATACCGAGGTGTTGTTGCTCAACGATCTTGCCCAGGCGACCCTGCACACGCTCGCCTGCTTCGTACATCGGTGTACGCTCAACGTACATACGACGTGCCTTGTAAGGCGGCTGTGTTGGGTCTGGGTTTGGAAATTCTTCAACGCTAATTGCGCCGAGAATGTCATAGAAATACGGCGCTTGAATTGCAAGCTGTCCCTGAAGGTACGGACGGTAGCGACCATCCGGGCTTTGACGTGCCATTGCTGTAAGAACTACAGCCTCAAGAGGATTTGTTGCGTGCATTGTCAAGTCGCGAAGATCGCGAAGCAGTGCTCCCATGTGGCGAAGAAGCTCGCCCCATTGTTGCATTTGCATCTGGTTCTTACCTGCAATGTTGTCAACGCATTTTACTTGAAGCTCAGATACTGAGTCAATGATCAATGACTTAAAGTGGTGTTTGCCGATCTGCAGCCACTGATACGCCTTGAGAACAGTGTCGTAGTCAGTAACGTTGACTACGCATGTATCCCAAGTGCCGTCAGCTGCTGGCGGTTCCTCGCGGAGTGGATCCCAATACTTAACGTTGATAGGGAGGAATCTATGTCCGCCCTCAACGTCAAGCATAAGGCGTGGATATGGTGCTGTGACGGCGAAGGTCGATTTACCAACCTTTGACTCGCCATAGACCATGATAGTTAGTGAACGCTGTACTGCTGACATTGTTAGTCACTTCCTTTCATCTCTGTGTTGTTGTTGTAGTAACTGTATGGGTCATCGACCTTAAACAGCTCACTAATTGCGTGTTCGGCGGCGCTGCCGTCGTCGAACAGTGGGCATATAGCGAAGAATTGGCATTTCCACTTGCAGTCCCTGCTGGGACGCGGGTATGCCACCGAGAAGTGATCTTGACCTTCGTCTAGAGCTTTTCTCACGTTGAGCATGTCACGAACTGTACCGTGCAATCTGTTCCAAAACGAACGTAGTGCAAAAGTATTGTGGCGAACTTCAATTTGTTCGTAAAACGGAGGCTTAGCGTTAGCGGTACGCTTTACTTTTTTGAGCAAAGTAAAGATGCCGCCCTCACAGCGTTCGCCTTCTTTGTTTTGGTGTGCCTCAAGAACCATGTACGTAAGAATCTGTTCGTTCATGTGCGCAAGTGAAGCAAACTCTGTAAACGAACCACCGACTGTCTTGAAGTCACGAAACATGCGAACACCGTCTGCTTTGCGGCGAACACGCATGTCGAGCTTACCTTGAAGTTCGACTGCGCCGTCGAACATAGGCATTGAAATGATTTCTTCAGTCGAGATCATTTCAAGATCAGCGTCAATGCCATTCTCGTTTACCCAGTCTTGGTATCCTTCAAGCATGATGCGCCCAAGCTCGGCTTCACTATCAAGATCAACTGTGTCGCGGAAACTCATGATCATTGCCTGACGGTCTTTTTCGACGAGCGTGCCGTATGCTTCAAGAAGATTAATTCCTGTCGAGTAGTGCATATCAAATGCTTCGTGAACTCGTGAACCGAGCGCCAACGCACCAGTGTGATTTTGTACCATAGGCTGTAGTCTACGGTAGTACGTTAGCCACCATTTACGCCGACAATCTTTGAATGTCTGAATTTCTGAGTTTGAGATCCTGATAGGGGCTTTCACCTCAACAGGGACTCCTGCGATATCTGTCATTTATTTACTTTCCTTTGATAATTGCAAGCAATTTTTCTTTGTCTTTTACGATTTGCTCGAAGCTTTCAGCCTTTGAGTCGAGAACGTCAATTACGCGTTCTTCGATGGTGCCATCAGTGACGTAGTCAATGATTGTGATCGAGTCATGGATCTCGCTACCGATACGGTGTACACGATCTAGTGCTTGCTTGTAGTCAACAAGTGACCACGGGCGCTGAAGCATCACCATGCGACGGGCGGCGGTCAATGTAATACCAACACCACCCGCTTGAGCTGTGAACAAGATCCATTTGATCTTGCCTGACTGAAAATCATCAACAGCTTGCTGGCGTTCGTCTTCGTTTTGCGCACCAGTGATTAGTCCGTGGGGAATGCTGGCCTTTGTCATTTCTGTGCTGAGTAACTCAATAAGCTGACGAGATACTGCGCAGACAGCTACTGAGTCATCACCAAAGTCACCACTCTTGATGTCGTCCATAAGTGCGTCGACCTTGCACGATGGCGCAGCCAATATCACCTTGGTTTCGCCAGTGAATTCGTCAACCAAGTGCGACTCAGCAAACGAGTTAGCAAACTGCAACAAGCGCGTCGTCTGCGTCAGTGCGCTTGGCGCTGTAACAGCTCCGCCACCTTCAATTTCTGCGATCATTAGATCGCGCATTTGTTCATACGCCTTGCGCTGCTTTGTCGACATTTCTACGTCACGGCGCTCTTTCATGACTGGCGGCAACCAAGGCAGCACGCGAGCCTTGAGCATGCGACGCATACGTGGATTGATAGTTGCGTAAAACTCTTCTTGCATGTGAGGCTTAACACCAAGAACAATCATGCCGCCAAAGGCATTCATCATAGTGTCGACCATGCGATCAATCCAGCGTGTCTTGCTTGGCCATTCAGTCGGCGACAGCCAGTGAAGAATCGACCAAAGATCGAGCACGTTGTTCGCAATGGGTGTGCCTGTAAGAGCAAAACGAATGTCTGCGTCACCAGTTGCTGCCCAAAGAGCACGAGTCTGTTTTGATTTAGGTTCCTTTGAGCGGTGAATTTCGTCTGCGACTACTGCCTTAAAGTCTATTTCATTTAGCTCACGGACATGAACTTCGCAGCGATTTTCGCTGATCTTTTCATCATGGCCACCACACGCGACACATCGTGTAAGCGCGACTGATCCGTACGGCGCAAGGCGCGAATGTGAACGTAGGGATTCCCAGTTAATGACGTAGACATCTGCGCCAGCGTCAAACTGCTTACGGCGCTGAACTGCTGATCCACTAATTACCTGAACGTTTGCTTCTGGCCACCACATTGTAAATTCACGCTGCCAGTTTTTCTTCAGCGTGTTGGGGCAGGTGATAAGCGTAGGAAATACGCTGTCCTCAGTCTCATGGATGTACCTTAGCGCACGAATCGTCTGTGCGGTCTTACCGAGTCCTGGTTCATCGGCGAGGAGAGCGCGACGTGCGGTAGAAAGAAATGCAACACCGGCACGTTGATGAGGAAACAGCTTTTCGTCACCTTCGTAGTCTTCTAGATCGCGAAGATCGTTTGCAGGAGTAACTCGGGTGGCAAGCTCATTAGCTGCCCACGCTCCAAGCCGCGGACCAATCTCAAGATCGTTCTTGAATACAGAACGCAAGGCTAAACATGTTGCCCAGCCTAGTGGAGCCTTCCATGCTTTTTCTGAAGCATTCCACGTTGCACCTGGAATTGTCTTACATAGCTCTTTGAATCGCCACTCCGTGTCGATTCTAATGTATTTACCGTCTGTAGTTAAGTCTACGGATACTGGCACGTTTACCTCTTGTCGTTTCGTTATATGTCACTGTATCATGTACTAAGTCAAAATGCGCGCAAGCGCACAAATATTTTTCTTAGTACCTTTCGAGGAGCTTTAGAGGCGTCCATCCATTCTTGGCTAAATATAATAAACCGTGCCTAATCGCGTCTAAAGCGTGCCCACCGCCGCCCTTGTGCCAATACCCTAGTGTCTTAAGCGCATCATTTCCGAACATTCTTTTAGCGTCTGATGGGCTTTGATACTTTAATTCTGAATCAGAATAACCAAAATCTCTAAGAATCTGCTTCAAAACACCTATTTGTTCGAGAGAATACGGAGCTTGTGAGTTTTTAGCTGTCTGAGCATTGATTATGAATCGCTCACATGTCACAGCGAGCACATAGCCATTGTCGATCGCACTCTTAATAAGTTCGCGTATTGGCGTAGCGTACTCCTCTGGTTGGTATTCTCCAGACATAATTAACTCAGGGTTGGCATCACCAGACTCGATAGTGAACGCGCATATGCCGCTAGCCTTACCTGGATCAACTGCGATAATCAATCTTTTCATTAGTACTTATCTCCCCAATTTTCAAGCGGACCATCGACGTCTGCAGTAAGTGGCACTGACCAGCCTTCAGTTGTTGTCATACATTCCTTAACTAGTTTCTTGATTTCTTCAGCGTCCTTGCGTGGAGCGTTGAGAACAATTTCGTCATGCACAGGCACAATCAACAATTCTGTTAGATCGGCTTGATCAAGCTTTACAAGATTACTCTTGAACACTTCAGCAGCACCACCTTGAATTAGGTAATTAACCAGAGTGTATACACGATTTTCATCACAAGGAATACGGCGCCCGGTCCATGTGTATACGTAGCCTTGGCCTTCGGCTCTGACGCGGCGCATACCAGCGTCTTCAATTTGACGCTGGAACAATGTCATTCCAGGGAATCTATTGTCGAATGCGTCAGACGTGCCTTTCATTTGAGCCTCATGCACGCCAGCGGTGAGTGCCTGCTTCGCGACACCGGCGCCATAGAGTCGGCCGTAGATCATACTTTTGATAAGACCACGGCGCTTATCAGACTTTTGCATGTCTGGGTCAGCATATACCTCACGACCAATCTCGGTAAACGGATCAGATCCTGTTGCATCAGCTAGGTGGAACAACTGCACTAAGTTTGCGTCTTGTGAAAGGCTGGCGAACATACGGAACTCAACTTGATCAAGGTCACTTGTGACAATGACGTGATCATCGTCTTTAGGAATAAACGCGCTACGAACAACGTTGTCACCTTTAGGCAGAGTCTGAAGTGCCGGGTTTGTAATCGACATGCGGCTTGTACGTGCGCCAAGCGTACGGACAGATGGGTGGACGATTCCGTCAATTGAGCCGGTAAGAAAGTTAGAGAAATATGTATTAGCAAGTTTGTCTGCCTTACGCTGTTTAAGAACAGTGTCAGCAAGATTCTTTACTTCGTCTGTGCCAGTAATCATCAGCATCTTTAGCTGATCTTTTGTGCATGACTTTTGTCCTGTTGGAGTGAACTCCGTAATTTCAGCGCCGATGCTTTCGAACAAACGTACGAGCTGCTGGTTACTCGTGATTGAGACACCGCTATACTGCTGCTTGGCCCATGTCTTTACTGAATCGCTATACGCTGTAAGTTCATCGAATTTTTTCTTTGAGTAGTCAAGGTCGATACGTGCGCCGTTGAGCTCCATTCGAGTGACGATGCGGCGCGTCGCCATTTCAAGCTCGTACGGCTTATGGTACGGACCATCTGGTCCGCATTTTTCGTAGAACATTTCCCATAGGCGAGTTGTAAGCACGCAGTCAAGCGCACCGTATGACCAATACGGTTGGAAGTTTACTGGAACAGTTCCCCATGTCCAGCCGTTCTTAGCAAGTTCCGTGTCGAGCGTTTCTTGCAATGCAACTGCACGGCTATCAATATGCAATGCCGCAAGTCGCTTCAAAGCGCCAGAGCCTAGTGGATCAATGATGTGCGACATGATCATTGTGTCGTGCGCACGGTGCCAAGGCAATTCCCAACGAGACTGGACAGCAAACCAGCGAGCCTCGAACGCAATGTTATGGCAGATGATTGGGCCATCGAACTTGTCCATGGCTTCGTAGAAGACGCCCTTCCACTCGTCCCATGGGATCGACCAGCCTTGTTGTCCGTCGCCAACCTGTGCAAGGCGCAGTTGACCATGCCAAGGCGAAAACGCATGGTCGCGTGGATTACCAGGCAGCTCGCCGGTCTCAGTATCGACTGAGATAGCGTTGTGCGGCCTACGCTCACTCAACCATTCAAGAAATTGAGTCGCCTTTTCTGCACTATCAACTAAATGAAGCTGCACATTAGAAAGATCAGTTGTTGTCATTATGTTCTCCAATAATTATCACTTCGATGCCGCACATATTGAGATACTCAATTACCTGGTATGGATTGCGATGCATATCAGCTTCGCTAATTCTACACACAACACGAGCAAGACCAGAGTTAGATATTAGTTTCGCGCACTGGTCGCACGGTGGACTGACAATATAAATTGTCCCGCCAAGGCTTTGCGATCTATCAACGTACAAAAGTGCGTTTGCTTCAGCGTGGATCGCTGGACAACCAGTGTACGCGGTGCCTAATCCTGTCTCGCCTTTTGCGCGTTCACACCAGTTAATGCATTCGCCAGATTCTGGCCACGTAGCGGCAGGACCATTGTAGCCAGTTGCGACAACATGATTGTCCTTAGAGACAATTACCGCACCCATTTGCGCGCGAGAACATCTCGACCGCTTGCTGATTACATCAGCTACAGTTAGCCACGTTTCGTCCCACGATGGGCGTGGATCACTCATCATCGTCGTCGTCAGAGTTACCTAAGACTTCTGCTATTGATGACGTCATCATTTTTGCAACGAGCTCTAGCGCTTCACGGCGGCTAAATCCAGCGCGCTTTAGCGTTTCATACATTTCATGCATCGCAACAGCAGCTTCCTGCATTGGCGATGAATAGTCAAAATCATCTTGACTCATTGTCCAGTCTTTCTCTCATTGTTCTTGTCAACAGCTTTAGTCATTGATGATGTAAACCAACTCTCTTCTTCTGTTAAGAACTCTACCAACGTGCGATCTTCTGCAGCGTGCAACGCAAACCCAGCAGATGCGGCAAGCTCGTCCCATGTGCGCCCTGTAAGAACAGGCGGCACAAAAATGTTCGAGGTCTTTTTAAGATTTTCTGCTGCCTCGTAGTTGTTTTCATAGATGTGCAGTGATCCAACATGATGAGCGTATGTTCCAGGTTCAATTCCAAGAATTGAGCAGAGTCCTAGTTGGACGCGTGTGAACTGAAAAAAATCGTACGCTGCGCCAAGCCACACATCGTTCGATCGCATGTACACGCTCATGTTGAGCTTGTCTTTGCGAATACGAAATTGATGCAAGATCGTGCAAGGGTAGTCGCGCTTCTTTTCAAGCATGTCAAGGGGCGGACTCCACATTGTGACAACAGCTTGGCGTGTGTCTGGGTCCTTGCGCAGACGATCGACTACAACGTTGTATTGTCCGCGCGTACGTGTCCCGTATGAGCCGTGGAACTTACCGTCATCTTCAGTATAGTTCTCAAACTGTGGCCCGATACCAACGACAAGCTCAGGCGTGCTAAGACCAGATATAAGTTGACAAGCTTCAACAGCGCCAATTCCTGGCACCGTGCCTCGATTGACACCAATCGGCAGAGTTGCATAGACGTTGTCGATAGTAATGACAGCGTCTTCAATCTCACGGGTGTTGATGCCTTTTGGCGCTGCTGGCTCGCCGTGCTTCAGCACGTGTTGCACTAGATCCACATAACCATTTACACCGTCTTCGATGTTGATCTGCTTTAGCGAAGTGTCCATGGTTCTCCCTGTTGTTCTGTTGTTTGTTTTGAGAGTCTTTCTATCGCCATGCCGTACTCCATACGGTCATTGTGATGAAATCTGCGCACGTATTGCGGATGCGGAACTACGTTGTAGTCGGCATCTGTAAATCCGCTGATCTTTAGAAATTTTTCAGCCATTCGACCAAGAGCAACAATTCTTGGGTAGCCTAGCGCTTGCCACAGTAGCTGCAGCGGCTTTCCGTTAATGTCGTCGCCGTTGACGATTCCGATAGTTTTCCAGAATGGATCGGGCAGGCATGATAATAGGTAGTCGCCAGAGTTGCTGTCTACTGGCATAAACGGGAGACTAGTTACAGTCTTATCGTTCCTTTTATCTCCAACTAAGAGTACCTGCGGGTTGGGGCTTCCAATGTATCCAACGTGCTTTGAAAGTTTATTAGCTTCTTGCTCGCGCTCACGAGCAATGCGAATTACAGAGGCTGCAAGCTCTGGCAGCGCAGAAAAACTATCGCCGTCTGGGCAGAGAGTAAGACATGATGCTGTTTCTTTAGATGCCTTTGTGTAGTTGTCTAATATCTGACTTAGCTCATCAACACTGACAAAATCGTCACCACGATCTTGTAGTCTTTGGGAAATAACGTCTAAAGGCTGGTATAACCAGAATTGAGTAATGCCGCGCGACAGTAAGAACAGCTCAACCCAGCGCCAACCTGCCACGCCAAGCAGACCGAAGCCGTCGGTGTCAGTGTGCGGGCGCTTTAGCGGAGCGTATGTTACCTCGCCCCAATGCCACCGATCAGACAGGTGCGCTTTATCCCTGTTTAGTGAGTAGCTGTTTGACACATTGATAACATACTCGTCGAGCACCCAGCGGCGTGACTCTACTTCTGGCCGCCCTTTGTGGAATAGCTCAACATTTGCGCCGAGCTGTTTTTGTATTTCAGCGATCAGTGAACTTTTCCCTGACGCGTCTGTGCCTTCTATTACGATAAACATGTGTCTCTCAGTCTTTGATTTAGAAATCGTACCACGTACGTGCGTCAGATCTAAGGAATCATTTCAATTCTGTAGACTGACTCAATTCCTTTATCAATAGACGCGGCATCGTCAAGAAGGCGCTGAGCTACATTTGTAAGATACCGCGCGCCGCTATTATCGTACTTGTATAATGCTTCAAGTACTGCTGATGGTTCATCGCTTACTTGTGCCCAATAGCGATCTTTTTCAGGAAATACGAGTTCAGCGGCAAATGACGGTCTGCAGTCGTCGCATGGAATCACGTCCTTGCGCAGCTCGCTAACGCCAACTTCTGTTAGTCCGTATCGCTTTACGAGCGGACATGCTGCGCTGTGGTAAATCGTTGAAACGCCCACACGTGACAAAACGTACGAGCCACTTTCTGTCTTATAGAGCTCAAACTCAATCCAACGATGCGAACCATGCCTATGTGACGAGGACTTTCCAAGCAGGGTTCCGTTAAACTTAAGAATCCTTGATCCGTCTTTTACTTCAATCATTTTTCTGTCATTTCTATGCGAACTATTGTCTATAAACTACCATAGTCCACACCTGGTATTGGTTACAATTTTACATCAAGATATACAATTTAAGTTGTATCTATCTTACATACTCTCTAGAGCACTAATGCGATCTTCTAGTTCACTAACTTTTTCCTTCAAAATGTCAGATTCCGCTAGTACCTCTTTTAAGACAGGAAATAAAATAACACTAAGTTTTGAATAGTCAATGCCCCATGGCAAGCCATCTTTTTCTGAACCTGTAAAGACGACACTTGGGTAGATTTCATAAACGTCTTGAGCAATGAATCCATATCTATCAATATCTACGTCATCTATTAAATTATATTTCACTGGTTGAACATTTTTTAAGACATTTTTTGCATAACTAGCGTCCATATCGGTTATATTTGTCTTCAATCTTCTATCAGAATAAGCTGATTCGAAGTCTCTAAAGACAGTTTTTGCTTTGATAAATGAAGATCTCATTTCACTATATAAATACGACCCACTTGCTGTCCCTTCAACTTTTATCCCGCCCTCTGAGTCTGGCCCGTTTAAGCTTATTGTAGTGTAATAGGTGGCAAAAATTGAACTATAGTTATAGTTAGATGAAATTGTACCGTTACTATTCATGGTAACAGTTGATGTTATTGATGTAAGAAAGTCGCCAGACGCAGCACTTGCTGTTAGCGACCCACCTGAAATTTGATAGGCACCAATACTGCCATCGTTGGCAGTAATTGTGCCAGCAATATTCGCGTTTGTTGCGCGCATAGTGCCATTTGTTTCTACACGAAATGGGTACAGACCTCCAACGGGTGCGCCTGCGCGTATTTCGATGCTATTGAGGGCTCCAGCTGTGATCTGCCCAGCGTCAAGGTTTGATGTGACAATGACACTTGCGTCTAAAGATCCTGCTGTAATCTTGTTTGCACTAATACTTGCCAGCGCGCTATTTCCTAGCGTAAAGCCTGTCCATACTCCGCTAGTGTAGCGATAAAATTTGTTGCCGTCATCAGTGTCAAACCAAAGGTCGCCTTCGACGTACGACCCACCAGTCGGTTGTGTTGTTTGTCGATAGATGCTATTTTTTCCATCAGCTGTCGTCTGAATCGTGCTCAGCGTTGAGTTCACGTCAGGACTTAGCGACGGCCCAGTCACAGCACCAGGCGCCAGTCTTCTTGGTATGTTTGATCTACGTGACACATTGAGTTTTGTCTCAATGTAGCTTAAGCGTCTTCCAATAGTACGCTTACTTCTTCTCAGGTTACTCGCCAATTTTATCGACCTCCGACTCAGTGATGAGATTTAACTCAACAGTTTCTGGAAATGACGATCCGTCAGGAACGGACACTTTATACGACTCAATTTTGCGTAGCAGTATTTCGCTACGAATTTCAAGTTGACTTGACAGTCGCATTTGTACAAAATCATCATCGATAATAAGACAGCACCAATCGCCAGGGTCATACGAACCTACAACAGGCGTGACGGATCCATTGATAGTTACTTTAATGTCAGACACAGGCGGCTTAAATTCAGACAAGTATCGCTGTGCGTGCGAGTAAAGTTTTTCTTCGTCAAACTCACCGTTTCGACTTTCTTCTGAGTCTAGAAGCGGCCAACCTTGCAGAAGAAGATCATTTGCAGTCGCAACAGCATATGGTTGACTTGAATCTCCAGACAGTGCTTCGTCTGATCCAACAACAAAAAATCGCGTGGCAGCGTCTTCTGCAGATTCATCCATTTCAACGTTCATCACGTTTCCTGGGTACTCAAAGATCAAATTCTGCGCACCAAAGCGTTCAATTGGTGACGGTTCTCCGGCAGGCGGAGGATCCGGGTAGTTAATTGGAATTAGCACGAACGTGCGCTTGAACGACCCAGTTACCGTGTCGTAGTCGCAATCAATTCTGTATTCAAAGCCGTCAACAGTGTCTGAATACTCGTCGAGTTCTTCGCCAACTGAGCGAAGTTCACTGCCACGGTAAAGTTTGTTTGCGACAGACACTCCACTGTATTCTTCAGTCGAAAACTCAATGCCAATATCTGAGTTGCTAGGATATGATCCATATGTTCCGTACACGATTGACGGTGTGATAGTGACAAGACCGCCAACTGGTGAACCAGTGTAAGCCACCGCAGTTGGACTGGCACTGTAATAAACAGCTCTCTTAGTCGACGAATTTACGCTCTCAACGTAGCGTTTTCCGTTAAAGATTGCTTCAGTCCCAGCAGGATCATCTACTCCGCTAATTTCAATCAAATCTCCAGCAGAAAAAGTAGGAGTCGTTGCCGTTTCAATTGTTGCGTAAAATGACGCAGATGGCATAGTCGTGTCTTCTGGCACAGAGTTCGACTTATAGCTAACAGTAAATGTTGTTGGAGATACTGCGGTATACGCAACATTAGCATTCGTGCGGTCATACGTTACAGTCGTAGCCGTAACACGTGTAACTGTAAATACGCCATCAAACGGCGCACCAATATTTGTCACTTCTATAGTTTGACCTGGCTGCACTCCGTGTGCTGCAGAAAGAGTAAGAGTTGCTTCATTTGAAGTCAATTGTTTGTGCGTAACAGTGTCAATAAACTTTTTAGCTGGCTGAATCTCGTTGTTTGGAAACTCAATATCTACAAAGTCTTCCATCGTGTTTACAACAAGACTTCTTACGTAGTCATATGTGTCTACGCGAACAGTTACGGTTACGCCTGTGTACACAGCATTAAGAACTCCAGGCGTTGCCAACGAAAAAGTCGTAGACGTAGGTGAAGGACTAGACGCAATGTCATACGCTCCAGATTGGTCAGCTGACAAGTTTTGAGGAATCGTAATCTTTACTGGCATGTTAGCTGTAAACGGGTATGACCCTGTGTCTAAGACAACACTAGACACACCGCCAGATGCTGTTAAAGTTGCTGAGTATTCGTGGCTAAACGTTTTCCAGATGTTTCTGTGGTACAGGTAGCTAGTAAACTCAGCGCCATTGACAGAAATGCTTTTATCTGTAACTGAATATGAGCGTGACCAAATGATTCCGCCCCACACGCATTCGTTGTTGCGTACAATGTATAGGCCTGTGCGCCCTGGCATTGTGTTGTCATACAGATCCATAGCTGATGTCTTGTCGAGAACAGGTACTGTTCCGCTAAAGCTTCCTGCGCTTTTAATAGCGCGCTCATAGCTGACGCCAGTAAAAGGCACCTCAGCGAGCACATCGTTTGTAAGTAAGTCTGTTACAAAGTATCTATATATAGGTACTACTGTGTCAAATGCAGCCATGGTACGTCTTTCATAATCATCCAATCCATCCAGATCTGTAATATATCTTTAGCGACGCGGTTGAGTTTGCAGCGCCTTCGTCAATAAATTTTACAACATTTGCGCCAGCGGACAGTGTCGTCCAGTCGACAAGAGCATCAATCATTGCTCGTGCGCCTGTAGTAATTCCGTTCACCGCAACCTCTCGAGTGTAGGTGTCGATTTCCATAACATCAGCGGTTCTAACAGCGCTGCCGCTAGCGGCAGTTGATATTACGTTTGTTGCAGTTTTTAGGTAAGAAAATGTTGTGCTACTTGGAATATCAGTAATTGAGTACTCGCCATTGAATGTAGAGTCAACACCAGAAATAGTAACTATGTCGTTGATCTGTAGAGTGTGCACTGCTGACGTTGTCAGTGTAGCGACATTGCTTGTCAGCGCTTTATTAGAAATTGTCCGCGTCTCTGCTCCACGTAGCGGGTCGACAATCGTAAAGAGCTCGTCAGACGTTTCGTTATAAATCGTCGCTGCACCAACGACAGGGCCAGTGATTTCCATAAAGATCGAGACGGCTGCATTTCCAACGTTAGTGATTGTTGCCTGCCCAGTAGCGCTAGTTGCTACGTTTTTGCATGGAATAGTTGTGAGATCGTAGCCTTCTGGATCTGAGTCATTCCACGAGTACTTAAGCGGATCTGCTGCGCGTAGCCCGATCGAAAAGTCAGTACGACCTCTTGCATTTACTGTCGCAATTTCTGGTCGACCGCTAAGTCGCACAAACGCGGCTCTTGTAGGGCTTTCTCTTGTCTTTAGCCACGCACCGTCGTAAACAAGATTGGCGGCATTGATGAGCGTGTTTCTCGCTGTCGGAACATTGCTCGGGTTTTTAGTAATGAACGATCCTGTTAGCGTAATGTCGCGAGCCTGCCAACGTCCACGCGCATCATACGAGCCGTCGCCCCACCCTCGAGTAAGCTCTGGGAACTCAGGCTCCGGAAGATCCCACCAGCCTTGAATATCAGTACACACCCAGACCACTCCATTTGAGTCAATTTTGTTTAGCACTAAATCACCAAAAAGAATGTCCTCTTGAAGTTTAAGTCCAGTAAAGACTGGAGGAGGAAGAGGGCTAAGAGATACGTTGACAGTCGTAGTTTCATATGCCTGCGACGGGCCGTCAATATACGCCTCAGAGCCATATGGACCTATGCCGTAGCCATAGATATTTTCATATGTAGTGGTAGTCATTTTTGCGCTCTTTCTTCTCTTCTTCGTTTTCGGCTACGTTCATCAGTACAGATCATTCGTCTGTAGCGATTCTATCCTAGTCTTGTACGGTGTACTTGCCTGAACTTGGCAGCTAAACGCAAGTTTTACCACTTATTTATGGGGCACGAGGCGTGTAGCAAAGTAGTTTTAGCAGGCATAAAGCAGCCGCATTTTGAGCACTGTTTTGTTACGAGGAAGTGGGGGCACTCTTCGCAAATAGAGTACCTTCTATCCTTTTCTTCGTCTGAGGCATATTTAGTCTGAGGATTGATAAAATCTATAGGAGAAACTATGCCCTGCCTCTGCTTTTCGGCGTTTCTCTTTTTCCATTCGTCCCATGCTGAGCTCATAAAAATCTCTCCATTTCATATCTAAACTAGTTGTGTATGATACTATACCTATACACTGAAAATGAAGGAGTTTATCATGGGATTAGAGCAATTCTTGACAGAAGAAGACAAAGCGGCGTCGCTAACAGAAGTGCGTTCTTTCATGTATAAAGAACTCTTTCAATTATGCATTCGTGTTGGTATTGACCCGATGGATTTCGAGTACGAAACATGGGAAATACCTGAATATACGGAAGAGAACAGACATCTTGCTCAAATGTACGGAACCATTAATCAGACCTGCAAAAATTTAATCATTATTGACAGAAAACTTGCTGGAAACCAATAATGGAAAGAGGGTACAGGCTCCCAGAAAAAATTATTTTTAAGGCTCCAAATGTTCTGAATCAAGGAAAATTTATATTGGCAAAGTCGATGTTCATTATAGATGGATATAACGTCCCCCGTTCGGGCAGGTGCGATACCATGACTTATTATTGTGAATCGACGACCATTAACACCGATTTTGAAGATGAAGAATTAGTTTTAGGTAAATACAATCCATATCTAGATATTAATTATTCTATTCATCATGTATCAATGTCGGAAATAGTGCTTGATGTTTCCCCTTTGTTTTGTATTGTTTTTACTAAAGTTTCGACTCCAGGACTAGACGGACGGTCATATCATGCACCGGAACTTCAAGAAGGGGACTACCCTGGTGCAACGCGTTCGGGATTATCGTTAAGTGAATTTTTTAAGAACACTCGTGAATGGTCTTTTATGACCGAAGAGCCATTTAACTCTGAGCACCCACATGCAGTCTATTCAAAGATGCTATTTGACACCCTAAACCCGCCACAAGAAATTCTTGACGAGATTGACGCAATGCCAGAAATGCACCTCGCTAGGTTTCTAAAAGGTGATGAAAACTTCAGAGATTATGTTGAAGACTTCCCACAGATGTCGGAAAACATGATTGCATGGTTTAAGGCAAAACGTGAAGAGTTCCCGCGCAAGTTTACTTCTCAGCATTTAGAAGAAGTGGTTATTTAACTTACTTAACAAATACGGTGTCTACGCATCCGACCGGCGTGATTCTGTGAGTATTGGAAGCGGAACAGTATTCACGATCGTAAGCATAATAGTTACCGTTTGCGGGACCACCGCAGTTGACGCCATGGACAATAACTCCTTGCGGGTCGTTGTTCATGTAAATATACGGGGTGTTAGCGAAAACAGTCTGTTCCTCAATGTATGTAAAAGCCTGAAGTCCATGGCCGGGGTAGTCGTAGGTACCAGAAACATTGGCGTCGGACCAATTACCGCAACCTGAACATGAAGTACATGTTTCTGCCGAGCAGTCACCGCACGTTCCAGCCGTACACGTAGAGAAAGCAGCATCACATGGCGCGGTACTGTTTTGATTGTAACTAGCACCGGTTTCTTGCGCGCCTCTTGTCCACTTGTAACAAGTTTTAGAAGCAGTTCCTCTAGTGGATGCTCCTCTCGTTCCGGCTGTGCAGGTACAAGTTTGAGTGCCGCAGCCACTAGAACATGCCCCACAACTGCAGACAGACGCAGTACAAGCAGAACAGGTTGGAAGGGGGCAGTCTGTTTTGTCAATAGTAACTGCGGTAGATGTCCAACCACCATAACCGACCGTGGATATGGCACTGTATGGACCGGTTCCAAGACTGTTGACTGCCGCTACTCTTACTTTAGTTGTGGTACTTGTATATCCAGGGTCAAATGTTTTAGTAGTGGAAGTAGAGCCAGTTGCTGCAGCAGTTGCAAAAGTAGAACCACTGTCAGTTGTTGTCTGGTACACGTATCCAGTAATTGCACTACCGCCGTTTGCGGTGGGTGCGGTCCATGCCAACGAATCCGTAGTGTTAGTAGTACTGAGAGTCATCGTTCCTATTGTTGGAGCGCCAGGAACTATGTTTGTAACAACCACTCCAGATTCTGCTGTAGTACCAAAACCATTAGCTGCGTTTCTTGCTGAAACTCTAAACTTGTAAGATCCTCCGTTGTTCAGTCCAGTTACAGATATTGACGTATCGGTAGTTCCTGTATTCGCGTTGAAAACCGTGTAACTCGAATAAGGCGACAGAGCGTATTCAATCTTGTAACCGTCTATGCTTGAGCCGCCATTGCTTGCCGGAGCAGTCCACGAAACGGTTGATGCCGTTACTCCGTTTGGTGTTCCAGAAACACTGGTTGGTGCGCCTGGAACAGTCGAAGGAACAGCGCTTGCTGAGATAGAAGAATACGCGCCAGTTCCAACCGCGTTGACTGCCGCTACTCGGAAGTAGTAAGTAGTTCCGTTAGAAAGACCAGTTACGGTTGCACTAGTTGAAGTAGATGTTCCGTCAGCAAACGTTGTAACAGACGAAGCGAACGTCGCAGAAGTTGAATACTCAACTATGTAATCCGTGATAGCAGAACCGTTGCTGGCTGCCGCTGTCCATGAAAGTGGAACCTGTGTATTTTGACTTGCTGTAGGCGTGGGCGTGCCCGGCGCTCCTGGAGCTGTCGCAGTTGCCACTTCAGCAGATGCCGTGGAGTATGGACCGTCTCCAATGGCATTTTTCGCCAGTACCCTAAACGTGTACGAAGTTCCAGCCGAAAGACCAGTAACAGTAGTAGACGCGGTCGCTGATACGCCGTCTGTAAACGTTAGCCATGTTGAGCCACTGTCGCTTGAATATTGAACCGTGTAGTCAGTAATGGCACTGCCGCCATTACTTATTGGCGCAGACCATGTAAGGCTAATTTGTTCGATTCCCGCCGTGCCTACAACGTTAGTAACAACGCCAGGAGCACCAGGCCCACTTCCGCTACTTGCGGCTGCAGCAAAAAAACCAGATCTCACGAGGCTGCCAAGTTACCAATCAAGTACCATTCATCAGTAGCGCGCTGTACAAGTGTTGCTGCAGAATACTGAGTTGAAATAAACTGTTTAGAGCTGTCAGAACGGAGAGTAACTCCTGCGCCGGCTGTAAAAGATACCTTGCCTGTTCCGTTGCGGATAACCAGAATTTGCGCGCCGACAGGAAATGCAACTGATGAGTTGGGAGGAACTGTTAGTACTGCGTCAGAAGTGTTAGTCATATCAATGACCTTGCCTTGATCTGCAAGTGTAAGTGTTCGCGCTGACGCTTGAGTTGCGATAGACGCTGGTCCGAGGACTGTTGTGCCTGAAACAGTGAGCGCTCCAGTTACGGTTGTTGTTATCCCTGTGCGACCGATGTTTACTGCAGACGCGTATGCGTTTCCGATTGACACGGTTCCGCTTGACGTGCTTCCATAGCCGCCGTCGATTAATGCGTTTCCACCATTGTTGGTCGTTCCGTCAGAGGCACTTCCTCCGTACAAAGCTGCTGGACCACCAGTTACCACCCCTGTTCCTACTGCGTCGGCCCCTGCCAAAGTTATGTATGGAGCTGACTGATTTCCTGACCCAGTTACTTCATTGGGTTGAATAAATAGAGTGCCATAAATTCCACCACTTGTTGTTATTTTTGAGCTGCCGCTCGATCTGCCAACTACTGTTAAGGTATTGTTTATTGTTGTTGCTCCGGTTGCAGCGCCGATAGTTAGCGCTGTAGCAGCGCCAGCAAAGTTAACAGTTGTTGCTGTCGTATTGACGAGATCAAATGACGTGCTGCCAGTGGTGAGACTTGTTGTTATTGCCGGACTAGTTAAGGTCTTATTAGTCAATGCTTCAGTTCCAGCAAGAGTTGCAAGAGTTCCAGTAGTTGGAAGAGTTACACTTGTAGTAGCAGTTGCTGTAAGAGTTGTAGCAAAAGCGCCAGACGTTGTGAGATTGCCGCCAAGGGTAATTGTCTTGCCAGTGTTCGCAACTCCTGTGCCACCGTATTGACCGGCAATAGCTGTACCCTGCCACGTACCAGTGGCAATCGTGCCGACACTAGTAAGTGAAGACAGAGTAGCAACAGCGTCGTTGACAAGAGTTCCAGTTGTTGGAAGTGTTACAGACGTATTTGCTGAAGTCACAAATGCAACCGTGTGCGTGCTAGAGCCGATTGTTGTATTGCCACTAACTGTAATCGTCTTACCCGTATTAGCTACCCCTGTGCCGCCATACTGACCAGCGACAACTGTACCCTGCCATGTGCCAGTTGCAATTGTTCCGACGCTGGTAAGGGAAGAACCAGTAACTCCAGAGCCAAGAGTTGTTGCGCTAAGAACCGTTGTTCCATTGATTTCATAAACCTTGCCAGTGAGCAAGTTGAAGTCTTCAGACGACGTCCAAGCAGCTGTGGACTGTACCCAGTTAATCGTCTTGTCAGTCGCGCCTTTAAGGGTGATGCCGCCGCCATTGGCAGAAGTATCTGTAGGAGACGCAGTATCACCAAGAACGACATTGATGTCGTCTACAGAAATTGTAGTTGAGTTGACAGTCGTGGTTGTGCCATTGACAGTCAAGTTACCAGTGACAACCAGAGCATTTCTAACTGTTGTTGTCCCCGTCGTTGCGCCGACTGTTAGAGCGGTTGCGGCACCAGCAAAGTTGACAGTTGTAGCCGTTGTGTTGACTAAGTCAAACGATGCACCAGACGACACCAAGTCACTTGCAGTAGTTGTGCCTGACACGGTGAGGCCTGTAAGCGTTCCTAGACTTGTAAGGCTAGAGCTCGTAAGTGTTACTGGTAGTGTAGTTCCAGTGATTCCAGACGCGGCTACTTTTTTTACTACTGCCTCTCCGGTTGTCCAAGTAAATCGATCATCGATAGAAGTAATGGCAGTGTTTAGCTTATTACCCCAACCAGTCTCACCGTTTTCTGGTAATGGTGTTAGTCCGTCAATTAAAAATGTTGGCATGTTGTCTCCAATGTCTTATTCATATTCTACCTAAAGTACTCCCTTGCGCATATGGAATGCGAGCTGACGAGACACAACGCTGGCAAGTTCTACTTCATCCATTCCAGGCGATGGGTTGACGGTGATGTTTATCCCACCGCCATTGCTCATCAGTGCGATCATTGCTTTGTCGCGCTTTGACAGGCCGTCGGGATCGAGAGGTTCTACACGCTCTGCTCTTCCAGCTTCGCCGATGCGGGCAAGAGTTCCGCCCGGTGATGGGTTGATCACACCACCTTCGGCAAGTTCTGGGATGTCTGGGAGTCCAATAGTGAATCCACCAAATGAAATGCCGGCGACTTTTACTTTTGGAATTGAAAATTCTAGGCCGTTCCACGCGCGAATAATAAAGTTAATGGCATTTCTAAATGCGCCAACAATTGTGTCGCGCACTCCACCAAAGATAGATGTAGCGCCTCTAACTGCGCCTGTAATGAAGTCCCACGCACGAGAAAATGCTGTTCGAATTCCAGACCAAATGTTGCTAAATACTGTGCCAATTGCTTCAAATACTGGTCGAATAATGTTATTCCATGCAAATGTAATTGCGGTAGTAATGATGGTCCATATGGTATTGAAATAAAACTGAATACCGTCCCATAGAAGGTCCCATGCCACGCCAATAAATCCAAAGACTGGCTTAATTACGTTTTCCCATGCCCAAGAAATTGCGGTAGTAATGATAGTCCAAATAGTCGTATAGTACAGTCTAATGCCGTCCCATAGAAGGTTCCACGCAGCACCAATAAATCCAAAGACTGGCCTAATTACATTTTCCCAAGTCCACGATATGGCTGTGCCGATTGCGTCCCAGACCCACTCAAACGCTATAAGAATACCTTTCCACGCGTACTCAGCACCAACCCTAATCCCATTCCAGACCGCGTCAACAAAATCTCTAAACCACTCAAATCGTCTGTACAGGACGACAACAATAGCGATCAATGCGACGATTGCAAGAATTATCATTCCAACAGGGTTAGCTACAAATGCGGCTTTCATCGCGAGACCCATAGCTTTGACGCCGCCAGCAAACGCTTTCATGCCGGCGACAATTTTTGCACCAGTGGCCTTGCCAAACGCTTGAATCGATCCGGTTGCTTTCTTTGTGCCAGGGCCAATAGCCTTCATTCCACTATTTAGCGCCTTAGTGCCACTTGTAAGCTTTCCTTGAATTCTAGTTACATGCGCCCAGATTTTAGAATTTTTACTCCACAAGTTGAAGTACGATTTTAGAACTTTACGACCAGACGCGCTAAAAACAAGATGCATGCGATACGCGGCTGTCCTGAATTTACCGACTACGTCGGCCATGCTGAGGAAGTCACCCTTGATGTATTTTCCAACTCCGCCGATTACTTTTCCGACGCGTCCAACGCCTAGGCGTAGTCCATGATACGCGGCAAGAACTGTAAAAATACCTGCAACTGCGTCGTTACTAAGAATCTTGTTAAGGATCGAAAGTGCTTCACTTAACACGCCGAAGAATAGTTTAATGCTTTCAGATTCTGAAACAGCTTTAATGAATCCAGTAAGCTGTACTAAGAAGTTTGCAAATGCTGGTCCAGCCGCGACAATTTTTTCGAAAGCGCCAATCAAGTTGTCTACGGCTCCACCCATTGAGTCGACAGATTTGCCGGTCTCGTCTGTTGCACCTGACTTTAAAAACGCTTTGCCGATGTCCTTGATGTATCCAAGAACTTTTAAGAAAACGTCAGATACTTTTCTAAAGAATTCTTCAAGCTCGCCATTAGCTAGCAGTTTAGCAGTAAATTCTTCAAAGCGCTGCGACCATTCCTCGATCGAGGTAACGATCATCTCACCGCCACTGCCGCGGCCCGCTGCAGCGCGGCCAATGTTCATAAACGCGCCAATAAGGTTGCCAATAATGTCGCCTAGGTTTGCGGCAACTTCACCGGCGTAGTCAAACATATCAGCTAATGCGCCGGTTTGTTGTTTAGCTTCCAGCGTGTTTTTCCAGCCATCAGTGATTACTGTCAGCCAGTCAGTGAACTTATTAATGAGTGGAGATGCCGCTGCCAAGAGTGTCAGCATCGAGTCGTACAGATTTCCAAACACTATGCCAAGATCTTTGATTGTCTGGACGTTAGTTTGGGTGACGATCTCAAAGTTTTTTATGTTGTCTTTTTCTGTGACTACATTAGAAAGCTGCAATGCGACGTCGCCAAGTGCGCCGCCGGTATCGCGAAGCATGTTGATAAGAGGTTCTTTAAAGTTATCTACAAGGTTCTGAATTGCATCTGTTAAAGGAACAAATAAGTTTTCACCGGCGGCGACTTTTAAGTCCTTAATGTGTGGTCTTAGGCCGTCAATAAATTCAGCAAACTTTCTCTGAGCTTCTGTTAGCTTTCCGAGTGCGTTTGCACCGCCAACATCATCAAAGATTCCTTTTTCTGCTTTTTTAAGTTTTTCAACTGCTTCTTTACGATCTTTAAGCGCGGCAGCGTACGACATTTCTGCATCAAGAAGTCTTCTTGAGGCGTCAACAACTTCATCTGAGTTTTCGACTTGCTGCTCGCTCGTCCATTCTCCGTTATTTGTTGTTTTCTTTTGTTCTTCTTGAAGATCTTTGTTTCTGTCTACAGCGCGCCTGTAGTTTAAGTCGGCTTCTTTAAACGCAAGTTCAGCTTCTTTACGAGCTCTACTGTTTGGCGGAAGGTCTTGAACTCGCTTTAAGCTTTCACGTGCACCTTCAAGAGCCATTGCAGCACGCTGTTGAGATAGCGCGGCGTCTTCTGAATCAAAGTTTAGCTGTTGAATTCTTTCAAGTGCTGTCGCGTATGATCTGTTTAGCGCGTCTTGTGCGTCTTTAAGTCTCCAATCAGCTCGTATTAGCGCGTCTGTGGCTTTTGCAGCTCTGTCTCGAAGGTCTTTAAGTTTTTTTGCCGCGTCGCCTGCGCCTGTGCCCATTTGTTGCAGCGCTTTGCCGATCCCGCCCAGAGCAAATTTGAGCGTCATCATTCCTTGTATCATCGCGCCGATGACGCTTGGGAACACGATAAGCGCCGGAGTTGCTGCGCCGATCTGCGCAACTAAAGCTACTAGGCCGGAGACAACGGCGCTAAGTACTGGAACAAACGCAGCAAGAGCGCCTTGTACGTAGTAGCTTCGCTCAATGAGCTGGTTGAATCCTTGATAAGTCTGTACAGCTGCTCTGTCAAGATCTTTAAAGCTTGCAGTAACTTTTTTACCGAATAAAACACCAATGTTCTTGCCTGCGTCACCGTAGCGGTCTTCTAGACGGTCAATAGCACGTTGAACTCCGTTGTCGAATTGGGACGTGTTTGCAATTACTTGAATAAACGCTGAGCCGACGAATGCCATGTCACTTCACCTCCTTCCGTTGCGTCGTCATTATTCTATTACATCCTAGACTACCTGAGTGGGGCGTCTAGTATGCCGCCAAAAGGATTAGGAGACGCATCATCAAACGATGTAGGAGAAACGTATGGTTTTGTCATTTGAGATCTCTCAAACGGGTCTACAGGCACTGGAATGTCACTATCATCGAGTGGATAGTCGATTTCCGGATCTCCAGTTAGCTGCTTAGTCTTTTTTGCGCCGTATTTATACTCTCGACCGTATAGCTCGCTATAGATACTATGGCGAATAGAGTCGCGTGCTTCAGCAACTTCTGCACTTGGCGGAAGAGAGTCGACTTCGAACATGTAATGAATAACATCAAACATGTCACATGATTCTAAGTGCTCTAGTCTAATTCCAGAGACTGTGCACTTACCATTAAGATACGGCCAGACGTCTATTGCCCACTGGGCAAAGCTTCTGGCCGCAACGTAGGGCGGTTAGTGTATTCCTCAACAAGCCAGGCAACAATGTCTGATAGAGTTTCCATTGAGACTATTCTGTCTGGATCTACAGCGAGCTCGTTAAAGCGCTCTAAACTCTCAGGCTGAAGAACAATTGCAAAGAATCCTTCAATTACTTTTGCAGACTCAGATGGGTCATCTGAGCCGGACTTAGCGACTAAGTCTAAAACTACCTTGCCTGGGATCTCTCCTCGACAGGTAAACTCTTCATCGTGTAGTTTAAACGTGATCGGCTCGGCCTTTGCGCCGGTACCGCCAGATCCAAAATCCTTAAAACGTGCCATCTTACTTTCTCCGTAAATTTCGTCCTACGTGGAGGTTCCACGAACTATTTACAATAATACCAGAGGAAGGTACGTTGACAGGTACTTTTGCGGCTTACTTCCTGGATGCATGACTTGCCTTGAGTAGATAACTCGTGAGCCTTTTGAGAAGCGTAATACGCCGCCTCTTGCATGGATCATATGAGGGCGAGTACCTTCGTGTACGTAGTACGCGTAGTTTAGCGGAGACCCAACAATCATGTTCTGGCCATACACCGCTGTCTTTAGTTCAAGCTTCATTGATCTAGCAAGATTTCCAGTGTTCTTACCTACGTGCATCATCGCAGCAATACGAATTGCCTCGCCACGCTTATATAGGTACTGTCCTAGTGGCCCAGTAGGGTCCT